GAAAAGAAGTTAAACAAATCACCTGACTTAGATGCAAACAAACTTTGACGCTTAGACTTAGTGCCGCCTATCCATAGCCTGCCCTCATTAAAAGCACCCATTAAAGGAAATCCGCGAGTAGAACTCCACACATCTTCTTTTCTAGACACCCCAATTACATCCCTAATAAAGGTAATGCCAGTGTTTCCAGTAGATCCTTCCGTAACAAAAGCCGAAAATAACTTTAAAGGTTGAGCAGATTCATCGCTAATTGTAATTGTATAAGGGCCAAGTAAAGCACTGCCAGTAACTGTAATTCCAGTGTCACCAAAGATTGGCATTTCTTGTAGGTTTTTTTGTAAATTAAAAGCCGTTGATTCAACATCTCCTCCAAAAGAAATATTCTTGCTTAATACGCCTTGAACATCTACTTGGTAACGATTTCCGGCTACAAATCCATTGCCAAAAGTTATTCTTTGTACTGCTGAGACAGCAGCAGGGCTATCTGAATCATTGTAATCGTACTGAGGCACATTACTAAATGGAATAGGCCCAGAAGTAAACTGATTGGTTCCGTTAAAAATAATACGCTGCGGAGCATAATCCTTATGAAACAATAGCATGACATTTTCTGTCTGCGCATCTCGAACTTGTGAAAGATCAGCGTTAAGATAAGGAACACTCACATTGCCTGTATATACAGTTTCTGTGCTACCCGCATGAGGTGCCCGATAAAAAGCCATATTTTTATCAGTTAAAACGCCAATATAATGCTCATCCGATCCAATGCTGAAGTCAAATGTCTTTACACTAGATGCCCCAACAGCCGCAGTTTTCAGATTATATTCACCAATTTTAATTGCAGCCGCAGAAGGGCCGCTAATAAGATCACAGCGAAGTCTGAAATATTTACTAGTACTACCTGTTGGAACGGTATAGCGAAAGTTTTTAGTAGCTGAGCTACTAATTTCAAGAATTGCAAGGTCATTCCAAGACGTTCCATTATTGCTGTCTTGCAGCAAAACATTAGCTGTTTTTTGCGGCATCAAAGCGGGGCCAACAATAGAAATGTTTCTAACGTCAATAAAATTAGGAAGCGGAGCCGCAGCAAAATCATACTGCGCAAAGGTTAAATATGTACCTGCAAAAGGTTGATCTGTAGTAGCAAAGGTTGCATCATTACCATCATTAACATTTGCAGCACTACCTCCACGGGGCATGCTGGGAAGCTGTGTATTTCGTGTTAAAGCTCCTAACGTGTTATCTACAACAAAAGTTCCAGGTCTGCGCTTAATTCCACCTTGAGGAACAATAACAACGTTCTCAGCAGTTTGACCGCCTTTGTAATACTGATCTAAGTCAGTACGTCCAAGGATTAAAGGAGATAGTTCGCCACTAGCAAAACTACTCTGTAAAAATTGCGACTTAGGCATAATGTTCCTTCAGCGGTAGAGTTTTAGCGTCTTACGTTGATAAATGGTCTGTCTTGAATAGGTGTCTGAGGATGTTGTTGTGCGTCAGTAAACCGAGCCATGCGCGAAGCATTCATATACTGGTTCGCCAGAAGCTCCATTGAAGCTGCACTATCTCTAATAGATGGCGCAAAGTCCATACCCAGTGCGTACTCAATCATCTTAGCAAAGTAAACGGGCCATTGCTGCTCATCTACATTAGCAATGTAGTCGCAATATAAAGCACCCGTATTGTTACAGTAAACTTTGTCGCCAAGGATTTGGTAATTAATTCCAGGGTTTAACTTGATGAGAACCAGCATGTCCGCTGGTAATTGATAAACTGAACTGTACTCTGTTCCAACCGGTACTTCAGTTGTTAGGCTTAACTGCGCTTTACGGCGAGCAAAACCCCATCTGTATTTAGTTAATTCGTTTTGGACAATGTTGTCATATAAGTTATTGGCAACAGTCTGGGCGCGAGAATTACCGACCAAAGATGTTATAGGCAAGTCGCCAATTAAAATTAAAGCGTTAGAAATTAACTGGAGCTTAGTAGCCATACGAAACCTTTTGAGATTAAAAGAAAGGGGGCCGAAACCCCCATTCAGTTTACAACATTACAACATTAAGCAGTCTGAGTGTACTGAACCTTAACGATGCCGTCAGTGTCACGGGCAACCGCGCCAGCTTTCAACATGCCGTTACACAACCAAGAAGTGCGCTCAGGAACATAATCAATGTCGGTCTTCATATCAATACCGATAGCAAGGCCAACAGAAGGGCGGGCGAAGAAGTAAGAGTCCACTACGTTAGTAGCAACAGTCAAACCACCTTCTGCACGATCTTCAAGAACAACAAACTTAAAACCAGCCAAAGTATCAACATCACCATTGACCAAAGCCTTAACAGCTTGATAATCAATGCTAGTGATCTTCTCGTCATTCAGCATACCGCCAAGACCCAATGCGTTTACAGCAGCAAACAGATCAGAGTTAGGCACGCCTTTCTGACGCAGAGCTACCTGAGCCTTGATGATTTTAGCCATGTTCAAGTTAGAAGCAGCACCGCCAACACTGGTGGCAACAGTAGCAGCATAAGCGCCAGCATTGTCCATAGCGTCAATTACCAGCTGATCACATCGGCGACCAAGGGCATTTGCGATAGTGCTTGCAAGCTCTTGCTTCTCGTCAAAGTTTACTGTCTGCTGGTCAAAGATGTCAGTGAACTCAGGAGCGTTCCAGTTGGCAAGAGTCGCAGTCTTGAACTCGTGACCTACGTTCATAGCAACTACTTCAGCAGAACTGGCCTTTTGGTTAGCCAAGCCCTTGCCCATTTTACGGAACTTGTAAGTGTCACCAACTACGTTGTTACGAAGAGTTACAGCCTGCTTTAGCAAGCCAGTGCCTTGATAGGCGTGTTTGACCATAGAGTCAAATTCCGTGACCGCCACGGATGATAGTACGTTACTCATAAGAATTTCCTCGAAAAAGAGTAATATTAAAAATAGTTTTTCAAGGTTTTAGCTGAGTACCCGAGTAAACTTGGTCAGCATTCAACCTAAATTTACTGGGCCTTAAAAGAAAGGGGTGTCCAGTGCGCCGATTATACACCTTTTACCCCATATAAATCAACCAAAAGTACGAATGTGAGCTTTACTGCCGCCAAAATCTTGCATCATTTTCTGTATTTTATTTTCATGATTGAGATCAATGCTTCTAAGCAACTGCCCGTCATCACTTCTTTTAAACATTTCTGCCTCAATGTCAGACCAGGTCATGCCAGTAGGACTTTCACCGCCGTCAATGGGCAGCTTGACAGGAGAAGTAGCTTTAACCAGCGCTTCAACAAGCTCAATAGACCTTGCATCAGTAACCAGACCCATTACATTTTCGTAATCTTCTGCGTCTAGGCTATTTTTAAGAAATCCCTCTACGTTTTTAATCCTCTCACCTGCATTGCTGCCAAGTTTTGCAATTTCATTATCTCGAGTTACTTCCTCTGCGGCTCCACTTTGAGCACTTAGCAGTTCCCATGCCTCGCCAAACGCTTCCTGGCTCATATTGGTTTTAGAAGCAAACTCAGTTAGCTCTTGTAACAAAGCATCGTCACTTTCAATCCCTTCTGGGCCTGAATACCCGTCTTTAGGCGTACCAGTAAAGCTGCCAAACTTCTTTTCTAGCTCAGTATAAGCCTTAGCTTGCTCTGAAACAGACTTGTACTTGTCTGACTTGTACCACTCGGGGCTGTCACCAGTCCCTTTAATACCGTCTGTAAGAAAATACTCTCCATCACCAAGGATAGGAGCTGCTGAATCTAGTAGGGTATCGCCAGTTGTTTGTTCTGCGGCCTGATCTGTATTATCTAACATATTACCTCCACGGTAATTTTATAGCACTTCTGCTTGTTGTACTTGATTGATTAAAAATTTAACTAATCCACTTTCACCATTATGGTATGCGGCTTCGTAGTTAGGGTTCTCGGAACCAAAGGGCGTACTGTTTTGAAAAATAAATTTTTGTGTTAAATCTGCTAACACACGCTTACCGTCATGAGTGCCAAAACACCTGTGATAAGCTTTAGCCAACTCAGCAGCTTTTACTCTAGCTGCATCATTGGCTTGTTTAGCTTTAGTGGCGTTAAAGTCGCCTTTATTAATTGTATCCCAACTCATAGAGCAGTTTGACCTTGTTGTGGTGGTTGATTGGAAACGTCCATTCCCTGTTGAGCAGCTTGAGCACCAGCCTGAATAATCTGAGCCTTTTCACTTTGACTGCGAACTAGCTCTCCTGGCATACCTGTTTTACCGGCAACCCATGTACCAAAGTCTTCAATCTTAAAGGCAGCCTTAGAAGCATCTGGCCCAGCAGTTTGCATTACAAAAGACACGGCCTGTTGAACACTAAGTATGTCTTCGCCGTCTTGCGCCCTGGCTAAAGGAGACATAAATTTAATGTCAACGTCTCTGCCATCAAGTTGAATAGGAGAAATAATACCACGGCGCGTTAAGATTGCAGCTACTCGCTTAATAATTGGAACCAAAACCTCTGTTTGCAAGCGACCAAAAGCAGAGCCAATACGCTTTGCAAGCTCACGAGACTCAATAGCAACCTCTGTAGCCGAGCGAACAGCGCCAGAAGGGTCACGCAAATCGTTAAACAACGCACGTTTAATAGCAATCTGCATGTCATTGATCTGGAATTGAGCCAACTGCAAGTTAGAGCCAGTATCCAATCGCTGAATAGATGGGTTACTTGAATTGTTAGATCCTACAGGAATAACAATGCCTGGGCTAACAACTAAGTTGTAAGGATTAGTTACACCATCATCAGTAGCTGTGTACATGCCAGCCAAATCAATAGCAGCTTTCTGCAAAACAAACTCTTTAGCTTTGTTTAAGCTTCTTACATCAGGCAATGCCTGTAGTGCTGGCCCACGACCACGGATTTCACCAGATACTTTAGAGTAACGGCCTGTAACCCACGGGCTAGATGTTCCAAAGTCCTGCATCCAGCTGATTTGGGCTTCACCCTTAACCCATACACAGCCGTAATAAGTTTTAGCTTTAGGCATGTAAACTACACCCTCGCAAAGCTCAACGTCAGCATCAGGTTTTTGCTCAATAGTTTCTTTTATGGCATCAGATGGCTTAAATCCACGCCACTTACGCTCAAGGTTACGCGCCTTTACTGTAAATCTACGCCAGTGTGTCTCCACATTTCCGTGTGGGCCTTCCTCAAATGCAATTCCTTTCTGCGGAATGGCACTAAAAATAATAGGCATGTCGTCATTGTCATCTTCATCAATGCGTAACGTACCTGTTCCTACGAGAAGGTCTAAAGAGTGCTCGTAAAACTGAGTGGCAAAGTTTGATCGGTTAATATAATCAAAAATTACTTCTGCCTGTTCCTCTAGGTTTGTTCTAATGTCATCTTCAGTAACATCAAATTGACCACTTTCAAGTTCTTTTATAATTTTTTCAGATGGAGCAAACGTAGCCCACCTAGACCAGATAGGAGCAATGTTTTCTTGAAGCTTACTTGCACCCTGCTGAATAGCTTCTAGTGCAGTTGAGTCAAATATGCGATCCATTTTACTTTGACCAGGCATATTTTCATCAAAAAGATTTCGATTAGGCAGAAAATACTCATAGCAGTCATCAAGTACGCTATGCCACATACCATTTTTGGTAAAGGCGCTAGCCTCTCGCCTCTGCAAATCTCTAAGAGATCCTAACTCTTTAGGTAATTCCATTATTTTCTTTCTCCTGAGTATCCAATTTCTGCGTTTTTTCTCGTAGTAACTTTGCTCATTAGCTTGGTAAGTAAATTACTTTTAGAATATTGCTTTCCCATTGTAGCATTTGCACTGTAAGAGTTGTCTCCAATTTCTTTTCTTGCTGCATCTGCCGCAGTGCCAAGAAGAGATTTTGATCCTAGCTTTCCGCGAGTTATAGCCTTTAATCTTTTTTCGTTAGCAGCCATTGTCTTGTCTAGCTCCATACCTTGACGGAGAATTATTGCATTTTCTGCTGCTGTTGCTTTAGGGGCTTTAGGACGGCTTCCCATTATTATTCCTCAAATATTTGTAAAGTTGATATGGAGTCCATATAAATGGCTTGTTAATACCAAGTATTTGTTTGGTATGCCCAACACAAGTGTTCAACATAAAAATAGAACGTGGGCTAGGGTTCTGCTTATAACTAAGCATTATAGGATTGATGCCGATTATACCATTTATATCAGATTCATTATACAGGTCAAATATTCCTGTAGTTTTTGAGTGGACAATGCAGCAGTCAACACTAGGAATAACTACATAGCAGTGTTGAATATCTGTATCTAGGAACTGCGACCACCAATTGTCACTATCTTTTGTGAA